ACGCCAAATTGAGCTGAGAAAAGAAGATAAACAAAAAGCCGATGCTCACTATCAATTCAGCTATAAAGGTCATAAAATAGACCCTTATCGCATCTTTAGAATTTATAATATCGTAGCACCAGAGCAACAACACGCTATCAAGAAATTACTTCGAGCCGGTAAATCAGTCAAGACACTTGACCAAGATATTGATGAGGTTATTCTTACGCTACAGCGCTGGAAAGAGATTTTAAAAGAAGATGTTAAACTGAACTGACCATGATTACATGGTCTGATTTGACACTACCGCCCATAAACTTATGGAATTTACCAAGACAAATTAAGATGGCTACAGAAGAAGGAAATACCGACCTTGCAACGCAACATGAAGAAATGATGCGTGATAAGGCGATAACTATTATAAGATCAAAAGCATCGGCTATTGATACCACCAACCCTACAGGCTTATGCTGGACGTGTGGTGACTATATTGGTCATGGGCGTAGATGGTGTGATGCAGATTGTCGAGATAACGTAAATGAAACCTAGACTAAAAAAGATAGGGCGACTTTGGGTATGTTACACAGAGTGGGAAGATACGGTAACTTGTACAGGTAAATCACCAGAACAAGCGTATCATAGGTGGTTAACCAAGAACCAATTGAAATTAGAAGAAAGCCGCTGAGTAAGCGGCTTTTTAATTATTTGCTTAAAAACAATTCGGCTTCAGCATTACGTCGTCGTGTAAGACCAGCAAGCGGTTTACCCCCTGCTTTATCCCATCGTAAAAATTGCTTTGCAATCTCAGCTTTACTGTCACCGGCTTTGAGCATTTTAACAAGCGTTGAACTGGCTAAATTACCTGCGCCAATATTGTAAGTAAGCGACACTAGTGCATCAAATTCATTTTGAGTTAGTTCAACTTTGATTGCATTTACTGCGTGTTCATATGACGTTAATGTTTTAGATAATAGTAGTAACGCAGCTTCTTCATTTGCTAAAGTCTGACCTTGTTTAACTGCGCTCCCATCAGCATATCGCGTTGAGCCAATACCAATAGTCCAAACACCCGCTGGGCATTGATACGCTTTGAGCTTGCAACCTTCAAATTCTTTAATTAATTTTAAACCGCGTTCGCCTGTTTTCATTTTCTCGATCTCATAGAAAGTACCGTAATTAATTTTTGTGTAAGCCGTATCATGTCGTTATCGAGCAGGCGTATTTGGTCGATTAATTCAATTAGCGCGTCAGTCGTTTCGGTAAGTATTGGCTTAACAATTGTCGTTACCCATATCCACACAAAATAGACGATATAACCCATGCTACTTGATGCAATGATTGGAAAACCGTATTGGTTGATATATTTAGCTAATGCGTCAACATCCATCAATCAATTCTCTTTTCTTGTGGGTTATTAAAACGCGCCACCTTCTCTTTTTCAATTGGCATATCAAGCGTTTCTGTCATCAATACATCTATTTTTACAATATCCTCTGACATAGCCGTGACACGCTTATCAAGTTGCTTGATGATACCGATAAGGCTTTTAATCTTTTCAAGTACGCTATCAAGCAGGAATTTGATGGTCAGAAATACAAAGTACATTCCCACACACGCAGCGGCAATGGGGAAACCTACATCCGTTGCAAACTGTAAGAACTCCATTATTTATTTGTCCACCAAGCAATAAACGAAAACAATGCGCCAATGGTGAAGACAATACCGCCAATAAATCCTTTATAGCGTGTTTGCTCGTTCTTCATTTCTTCAAGAGTGGCAATTATGGCGTCGAGTTTTTTACCCCTATCTTCAAATATTTCTTCAAGGTTTTCAATTCGTTGCTCTACTTTAGCAAGGCGGCAGGCTTCATCGGGCATGGTTTACACCGCTTCCGCGCCAGCCATATCGGCTTGTGATGCTACCCAGTTATAAGACTTTTCTAGGAAAGATGCGCCTTGTTGCGCTTCTACGTCTTCTAATGGCGCATGATAGCGTCTGAAGTCAATATCTTTGGTATCATCATTAGTTGGTTTTTGCGCGTAGCCTACCACGTCAATCATCACTGAAAATTGTGAATTGCGTTGACGACTAATAGACGATGTAACGATACGAAAATAAGCTCCAGCGAAAGGAATGCCGAAGTTGCTTGTTTGTAAATCAATTTGAATTGCCATTGTTGTTTCCTGTTTTGTTAAATAAGATTATGCGTAAGTGACTTCGCTTGTATTTAGCGTTGCTACCCATCGCAAATACGACCCAGTTTTTAATCCAGATGTAATGGTCACGCCTTTATTTGTGTTATCGACTGCAATAGTTGGTGCGGTAGTTAATCCAATAGAATCTGTACCGATAAGCGTTAAAGCAAGTCCTGTGACAGCCATTGTGCCCCCGTTATTTGAAACTGCGCCTGTAATGTTATAGGCTACCATGTCCCCACTAGATTGAGGTCTAGCTATCAATGTGCCTTGAATTGCCATCGCTTGACCAGATGCTACGATAAGTTGGTTAGTTGTTGATGCCGTTAATGACCCATCAGAAGTTAAAGGGTAGACTACATTGGTCGATACTGCACGGAGAACGATTTTACCGGATTGAGCATCGCCAAGTGTTGACATCGCATACGAACCAAATACATATTTTCCAGTTTGTGCTGCAACACCTCCGTATCCACCTAAAACAACGCTAAGGTATCCAGTTGCGCTTGAATTAGCTCCTCCAAAAGAAATACTATTATCGCCCGATGCGATTGCATAATAGCCAATTGCTGTTGCTTGCGCTCCCGATGCAAGTGGGTGATACCCAATCGCAATTCCCCCATATATGTTGTTCTGGTAAGCTACACTTCCAAGTGCAATCCCTGTATATGTAGAAATAGATGTTGCCTTAGCTTGAAACCCCATTGCAATAGATGAGCCGCTTCCAGTCGCCCCATAACTACTCGTATTGTTCGCAACAGCCGCAGCGAAACTATCTGTGCCAGATGCATATGAACCACCTAGTGCCATTGCGCCAGAGCCTGTTGCGGTGACTGAGCCTTGAGTTCCCGATGAGTTAGCACCTAGTGAAGTAGAATAATTTGATGCCGCAGATGCTCCGCTACCAAATGCCGCTGCCGATGTCCCCGCAGCCGTTGGATTAGTGTAACTTGTGCCTGTAGCCGTACCGCCACCAGAAGCTGTTGCCCATGTAGGCGCAGCCGCACCGTTTGATGTTAATACTTGACCAGATGTCCCCACAGCGAGCATAGCCGTTGTACCCGATGCTGTTTGGTATGGAATTGTACCTACACTTCCAGATGCTAAGTTGGTTGCTGTTGTCGCTGTTAACGCATTACCTGTCGTACTTTGATTAAGTGTTGGAAATGTACAATTAGTTAGCGTACCACTTGTTGGAGTGCCTAAAATTGGCGCAATTAAAGTTGGTGTATTTGCAAATACCGTTGCGCCACTTCCAGTTTCATCCGTTAACGCAGCAGCTAAATTTGCACTAGATGGCGTAGATAAAAACGTATTAACATTTGTGCCAAATTGCCCAGACGCAAACGTAATTGCACCCGTCATTGTGCCGCCAGACAGTGCTAAGTATCCCGATGCAGGCAAGTAAGAAGTTATCCATGCGCTACCACTATAAACACGCATTTCACTACTTGTTGTATTCCAATAGAGCGCACCAGTAAGTAGTGCATTACCATCGTTATCAACGCTAGGATCGGATGCTTTTGCGCCAAGATAGCGATCATCAAACGAGTCATAACTAGCCGCTGCTGCGGTAGCACTGTTTGCCGCGTTAGTGGCTGAGGTAGATGCGTTAGATGCCTGTGTTGTTGCTGTTGAAGCCGAAGTCGATGCGTTAGATGCCGATGTACTTGCCGCTGATGCGCTACTTGCAGCATTGGTTGCACTAGTTGCCGCATTTGTTGCTTGCGTTGTCGCCAATGCAACTTGCGCAGCGCCATTGGTTGTTGCTAAACCTGCTTGCGTTGTTGCAATACCAGCTTGAGTTGTTGCTGTTGATGCTGAAGTCGATGCGCTAGATGCTGATGTTGCAGCGTTAGTAGCAGATGTACCTGCCGCAGTTGCTTGCGTACTTGCAGTTGACGCACTATTAGCCGCATTAGTTGCCTGTGTGCTTGCTGTTGATGCTGAAGTCGATGCGTTAGTTGCTTGAGTGGTCGCAATACCAGCCTGTGTTGTAGCAATACCTGCTTGAGTAGTCGCAGTTGTGGCTGATGTTGATGCACCCGATGCACTTGTCGCTGCGTTAGTAGCGCTTGTCGCTGCCGCAGTTTGACTAGCAGTACAGCTTGCTACACTTGCCGTCATAGAGGATGCACTTGTCGCTGCGTTAGTGGCAGAAGTTGATGCGCTCGATGCTGATGTGCTTGCTGACGATGCACTGCTTGCGGCATTAGTTGCTTGAGTAGATGCTGTTGACGCACTTGCCGCTGCGGCTGTTGCCGATACCCCTGCATCGTGAGCGTAAATAGCTGAGTTTGGCGTTAAATGGAAAAACCCTGTTGACGTACTATAGCGAACATCGATAACCGCTCCAGCGCTAATATCCCCTGCTTGAATCGGTTCACTATCAGTAAGTCTAATGGACTTTGCGCCAAGACTATTTAAATTGATAGTGGCACTGCCCGTATTGTCATTAAGAGGTCTGAATACGACTTGTAGACCATCGGTGTAACTTGTTATGGAACTGTCTAGTGCTACCACATAGGTATTCGCTGTACCGGTGTCTACAGCGAAATTGACTGTACCACGTTGAAGTTTGGTTTCACTTGGAAGTAATCCAAATGCAATTGCGGTAGCCGCCTTAACAGCGTTAACGTCTGAGGATTTTGCTAGAGTAATCTGAGCAATATCAGCCGGTGGGTTAAAGGTACTCATCTTTTGTCCTTACGTCATCTCGACGTTATGTGTAGCGTAATTATGCGTTATGGCGCATACAAATTATTAAACTAACCCGTGGTGAATCCGAATCATTTAACACCCAATGGTCAACGAGGTTATTAAAACTAAATATATCGCCCACAGGAGTAATAATAGATTGTCCTTCGTAGTTAAAAGATTGTTTATCATTGGATTCTAAAGGGATTAAATATTTATCTTTATAGTATTCTGCGTGCCAGCTACCTTTATCGCTATGGCGATAAACTTGTTTGCCGGCAGGAATACGAGTAATTAAAATACCGCCAAATTCTGTTTTATGGATATCGTGTTTTTCACAAATCGCACGGTTAATCTTAGCAATTTCATCTTTAAATTTCTGATCGTTAATATAGAAAACGCTATCGTGTTCATCATGAAATGCTAAAGGGTTCGATGGATTATAATTTTTAATATCATTATAGCGAACCCAGATATCGTCAACTTCTCTATGTGGCGATTTAGACGATTCAGTACGTTGTTTAAATTTATTCCATAAATAATCATTATCAGAAATAAATTTATTGATAGCCGATACATCAACATGAATACCGGTATTGACCATATTGGGTTTGCCGATAAGCACGTCATCTATATTTTCTGCATCACAAGTATCTGTAGCATGGATACATAGCCAAACCACTCTACCGTTAACCGCTTGAACGCTATGCTCAATACCGGCTTTAATTTCAATCACAGCAGGGGCAAAATAGGTTTCTTGAGTATCGCCTTGCCAAACTATAGCGCATCCTTCAACAAGAACACTCATGTGGTCAAAGGTATGAGCGTGTTGCTGAACTTCAAAGCCATCATCGATAATCACTTCTTTGGCATAGACTCCGCCAATAAAATGATGTGCTTGTATGTTAAGTCCGGTGATACTCATAAATACCTTGTGATGATGAAATTACTGTTCCGATAAACCCACAAATTGGCTTACCTACATTCATCACTATTTTACCAACTAATCGTTTAAATGTACTGCGATTTTTTACAATGCCAAATTGCTCTGCCATTTCATATGCCCATGCTTGAACAATATAGGCAAATAACGGGATATAAATCGCATTATTACGCAAGAATTCAGTTAGCGGTTTTGCCCACGCATGATAGCCGATGAGGATTTCTGGATGAGTAGTTGCGATCAAATGCCCAAATAAAGTATCAGCGTCAAATACATCATCTTCAAGATAGCCGTATTCGCGCATTAAAGTACACATTACGCTCATGCCACCGCTTTCGGGTTGTTGAGGTTGAGGTGTTTTAAACGAACCGAATTGAGATGCGCTAAACATGGGCAAATCAGTGTTTGGCATAGATAACATACCCACTGGTTTATTCTGAGAAACTTGCTCATACCTTCCGAGTAAACTTTGCTCATGTCGAGCCGCTGCGTTTGCTTTCATTTGTTCTAATTGTAAATCTGCTGAAGCTGCCATAAAGATACCTATTTGTTTGTTGGAGAAACTAAGGAAGTTGCAGTTTTACCCGCATCACTATTAATTAGTTGTGATTGAGCTGCCGCTGTAGCAGTAATATTTTTCTTCATTGCATTTGCCATCATAGTTAGTCCATTAGCATTAGCTGCCTTAGCTTTTTCATTCATATCTGGAGTAAGATTAATAGCTTTAATAGCATCGAGTAGCTGTCCGTCAATAACTGCGTGTGCTTGTAATACGGCATTAGAAGTTTCACGATCGCCTTTTAGTGCATCAACCATTACTTGATTTTCAGCAGTTAGTTGATTGGTTTGTTGCTTTAGAGTTTCATTAAATACAGCTAATTTTTTATCAGATTCAAATTTCGTATCTGCTGCCACGCTATCAATAACAGATTGAGTTACCTTGCCTGCAATTTCAATGTTCCCTTTACTAATAAGTTCTCTTAATCTAGCGCCAGAGTCCCGATTAGATGTGGCTAAATTATTCAAATCGTTTAGTATTGCTGTGGTAAACAAATTAGTAGCCGCGTTGATGGCTTGAGTATTAGTGGTATCTACTGTAATTTTATTAGCGGCATTCCAATTCTGAACTTGAATATCGTTCTGAGCCTGTCTATCCATACTGGTGGCTTTAAGACCAAGTCCGGTATTGAGCAATTGATTTTGAGCCGCTGCATTAGCTTCATTGGCTTTTTGTCTAGCCAATGCGTCTTGTTGCGCAATCGGTAAAGCGGCTTTAATCGCTGCGTCTTGAGCAAATCCAGCAGCAGCGCCTGTATTGAGCATACCTCTACGCGATGCTTGCAAATTAGCTGCGTTAACTGCTCGCTGGATATAAGGATTGTTTTTAGCAAGTAATCCAGATAGCTGATTAGATACCATTGAATCGGGTGTTACATTAACCTCAGATGCTTTGGCAGCGTCCACCATCTTGGTAACATCAGCGGCTGAATTTGGATTAACAATGGTAGTTGGAGCGCCTACTTTAGCAACATTAAGCATTCCCTTATCAATCATATCCTGTGTAATACCAGATGTGACTGTACTATTTATAGGATTACCAAGTGCATCAAACCCGCCACCTAATGTTTTAGTATCAAGTGGTGCGGTGGCATTTTTTAATTTTAAATCATTAGCAGTTTGTTGCGCTAATTGATTGGCAGTATCTTGCTCAGTAGCTAATTTTGTCGCAGCGTCTGCTTGGATTTTAGCATCAGCATCAGCTTTTACTTTAGCATCAGCGGCAATCTTTGCATCAGCTTCAGTTTTAGCATCGGCAACAGCTTGGTCAGCAATAGTCTGAGCTTGTGTTTTTTGAGTAGTCCATCGTACATTGTTTGTAGGATTAGCCATCAATGCAGTTTTAGCTGCCTTGTATTGCGCACCACCAAAACCACCTACCCAGTTAACAGGATTGCCTGTTACAGGATCAAGCGTTTCTTTTTGAAGAACCTCGTCTGCCCAAGTAGTTAAACCAGTATTGATAGCTTTCCCAGCAACGCTCGATATGGCTTTAGTTGACTTATCAAGCGTAGATGGATCGGAATAATAGCTACTAAGTGTATTTTGATCAAAAATAGGATTACCATACGCATCGGTAACTGTTCCATATTTATTCAAATTAGCCGCTAAATTAGGATTAGTTGCTCCGCTAACTAATCCACCGTATGAATTAATATACTTTGGATCAAAAGTTTGCGTTGCCGTAGTTGGTTTTTGTACAGGTGTTCCAGACCGCAACCCCGCTGCTATTTCTTCTATAGTTGCCATTTAATTATCTCCGTCCTGTAACATATTGTGACCACCATTGGTCAGCAGCGGCATTTCGATTATCATTATAATTACCTAAGTTAACACCAGTTTGCTGGTTAGTGGGTATTTGGAAATTCTTAAAGGCATCCATAAAGCCTTGTGTTGCCTGTGTGCCAAATGCTTGATTTTTGGTATCAACACCGCTAAGAATATTAGTTTTAAGCGCATCGGCACTGCTATTCCAGTTTTTCAAAAACTCTGTATTTTGACCGCTCAAAGCAGTTTGCTGTTCTCCCAATGCTGTTTTTAATTGATCCGCAGTAATGCCCTTTGGTTGAGTATTGTACCAATTAGTTAAATCAGCCGTAGTAAGAGCAGGAATGCTTCCTGTATTTATTGTATTGGGAGGACTTGTCGCAGCAGGGGAAGTTGACATTTTATTAACATCACCTGTAGATAGCGCACTTCCACCTGTTGTTGGGATTTTATTAATATCGCCTGTAGATAACGCACTTCCACCTGTTGTTGGGATTTTATTAATATCACTTGTGGATAATGCACTTCCGCCACCTTGCGTATTAAGTTTAGTGTTATCAATAACCGTCCCTGTATCCGCAACTTTAGCAGTACCTGTTCCACCTAAAATAGCAAGCGTGTCAGCAGATGGCTTAGTTACATTTGGTAATTCCAAATTTGGATTTACATAAGGTAAAACTGTCGCAGTATTATTTTGAGCTTTTGCAATATCACTTAATGATTGTGGGGTAGTTACATTTGGTAATTCCAAATTTGGATTTACATAAGGTAAAACTGTCGCAGTATTATTTTGAGCTTTTGCAATATCACTTAATGATTGTGGGGTAGTTACATTTGGTAATTCCAAATTTGGATTTACATAAGGTAAAACTGTCGCAGTATTATTTTGAGCTTTTGCAATATCACTTAATGATTGTGGGGTAGTAATTGTAGGTGAATTGGATAATGCTAAAGTGCTAGGATTAAGAGTAATTGGCTGCGCTCCAAGATTGTTACTCATTCCTGTAAAATTAGTACCTGTATAGGGAACAACTGAATTGGCAGAAGTTGAGCCTTGCATAGCTTGATTTGAAGCTAAACTAACAAGCGTTTGATTGCTAATCGGTGTTCCATTAAGCACGACATTTGTATTTGGATTAGCCGCGACAGTTTTAGCCACGTCTATCAAATTATCAGTAATATCTACATATAATTTTGCCATTTTCTTTTTCCTATTATCTATTTAGTTTTCTAGGCGTGTAATGAAGTACAATGCCCGATAAATTATGTCCTAAATCAATAGCCGAATTAGAGAAAACGACTAGACCAATGTTTGTTCCACTTCCTTGTATGCGGATTTCTGGTTGAGAAACTATCTTTCCATCATAGTAAAATTCATTCCATATCGCTTCATCCCAATAACCCCCTGCGCCTTGCAGTTCTTCATATTTAAGAAGATGAGTGGCAATAGATGGATCAGCATAAGAGAAATCTGGATTAAAGCGAATATACGAATAACCTACGGTTGAAAGCTCAACTTCAATTTTTCTAAATCGCTTGATTGCTGAGGGTGATTTTACATTATTAAATGCTGTTCTGATATAGGCTTGAATAGGTTCACCATCAAAAGATGATCCGGTATTAGCAACATAAACATAACCATCTTCATCGCCAAGTAAAACGATATCTCGCCCACTTGCATCCTCACCACTCCATGCGTAACTAATATTGATGGGATAGGTGAATTGAGAAAAGTCATGACCAGTGGTCGCAGCGCCTGTTTGCGTTACGCCCGAAGTCATTGTCATAATAATACCCGTACCGTCATTTGCATAAAACCTAACTTGGTTTTTGCTTTTATAAACCGCAGTAGCGACAATCTTTTCTCGGAAACGATCAATCACTGGTTGAATAGCGCGACTAATAGTATCGTGTTCAAAGCCACCGAATACATAAGAAGGAACAATGCGGATAATCCCTTTATCATCAAATGAATAAAGTGCGCCAAGATTCATTAACCCATAATGAATAGCACCAATATCTGGAGAGATTAGTTCCGCTTTGTAAAGACTAGTTTGCGAATCAACGGATACTTGCCAAAAACTATCTCGACACGCAACAGCAAGAACCCCACCGACAATCGGACTCATACCAGTAATAGTATCGCCAAATTCTTGAACATCTTGAAAACCTAAACTAGTTGTTCTAAAGTCATGGGGATTACCTACCGCTGAAAATATCACTGTACCAAAATAAGATAAGGCAAGTTGACCGTTAACCGCTGCAATAGTGGTCGGTGCATCAATGGTTATTTGAGTTCTAATGGGGATATATACGTCACCGTCAAACTCAAAGGCACGATTTAATGAATCTGCACCATATAATTTTTTACCATCGGACGCGGCTGAAAAGTTATGTTGAACAAACTGATAATTACCACCTTGTAGAATGCTAATTTGAGTAACAGGATTTCCACTGGGATTATCAACAACAGCGATATCAATAATACCCACTCGTATCGTATCCGCTACATTACTTGTCCATGTGCCGGTGACACTTGTGACAATAAAGCGACCAGTGTCACTGCGAATATTAATTGGATCGGAATGTAATCGCCATAATGCGTAAGTACCCGATCCTACTTTATTTGTAATATTAATGACAATTTGATTAGTAGAGTACGAAGTTACCGTACCTTCCAAATAGTTGGTTGGCGACGCGGTTGAAATAATTAATATCGCTTGCCCCGCGACATAGGCTTTACCTGTTTGAATGGTAAACGTATGTGAACCTAATCCCATCACTGTAGTGGTATCACTAGTGGCTTCTAAATCATCTAAACTTTGAGAAGTTTCAATTACTTGTCGTTTAACAGTCGCTGTTGCACCAGAGTTCTTTTGGTTAATAACCACACCATCAAGCACATCTACCGTACAGGTTTTAAAAGGCAGTGATTTGAACAGTGTAATTTGTTGCCATCCGGTAGAAGTAGACTTCCAAATATCGACTGCCGTTCCTGCCGCGTTATCACGAAACGCATAAGCAATGCCTTTGTACATACAGACACCGCGAAGCACCCCACTACCAGTTACCGCAGTGATATCAGCACGATAATCATCAGCTACTAATCCAAGAGCAGTGGCATGACCAATACCTGTAGGATGTCCGTCTTTGGAAGGCAGGATAGTTAAAGCGCCTTTTACCGTTCCGCCTACCGTAAAGTTCTCAAGAACAAATGTTCCCGTCACTCTATCGATAATGAGATAAGTGGATTCAACCTGTAATACTTTGCCTGTAGCCGCGCTTGTAGCGCCTGTAATTGTTTGACCTACTGTGACTGCCGCTGAGAACGTGCAAGGGCAGTAGTAGTAACTCTGAGCGCTAGGAGAAGGTCTGCCGTCAAAACGCTCATACCCATCAATGCGACGATAACCACCCAGTGCATTGCACTCATAGTTATTAATTGAAATACATTTACCCGCATCAATAGTGAGAGGTGGCGATACCAAATCAAGACCACCGGCAAAACGCGAGTATTGCGTCATGGTTTTAACATTAGGTAGCGCGTTCATTCTCATGCGAGTTCTTCCGAAGCAGTGGGTACAGGGCAATTAAACTGTTCAAGTTTAAAGAGTAATTTACGATATTCAATGTTACCGATGGCGTAAAGCTCTTGGGCATTGAGTTGTGTTGCAAAATACATCAATGCTCGCCAAACCACAATCATGTGAAAGCGCGATTGGAAAATTGGTGTATCGGTATCGTTTACTAAGGTGAAAGGGTTTTTATAATACTCACCTTCTACCGTGTAAACATTGTCTGGTATAGGATAAAACGTAAGGGAATTATCCGCAGGTTTTATAGTAAAGTGTGTTGGGAATCCGGTTTGAATACGCGCATTCCCAAACATGAATAAATCTCTAAACTCATCCCATTCAACAGGAATGAGATATTGTTCACTGACAATACCATTCGCTGTTAAATAGATGCGCATAGTTTCGGGCGACCATTCGCTTAAATCAGCTAAACTGATAGCGGTTTCAGAATAATTATTTACACCGTTAATGGTATTAAATGACATATCTCCCCGTAGGAAATCCCAATTGGCGTGTTGTAGTTGAATATCTGCGTATGCAGTATTGATGTAATCAACAGCTTGTTTGTACTCACCCTGTTGATTTGCCGTTGTGATTAATCCTGCACCAGAAATATCTGCTTCAGATAAAAGGCGATTAGCGAGTTCAAGAAATGTCATGGTTTAATTCCAGTACGGTTAATAAATTATTGTGACAATACAGTCGTCAACCATTGGTATCCACGGGGATTAGGGTCTTTAATCACACTGAATGGATATTTTTGTGATGTGTTGCGAGAAATCAAATTCACAGGATTTTCATCATTAGTATTAGGCGCAATAGTAATGAAAGTATCTGATTTTGCTCTTGCTAAAACTTCGATATATTTACGAGCAACGGCAATAGGTTTTCCCACTTCAAGCCATTCGATGCGACCATTAACAGCTACGTCAACAAAACGAGGAGCGTATCTATCTGCCGAAGGCTCAATACGAATAGTGACTTTTTCCTCCATAAACTGAAGTTCATCAAGATAATCTAAATCGATACCACTTGTTTCAACAATGATTTCTTCGTTGTCACGAATATCAACAAGACTATCTTCTAAATTAATGGTAGGTTTTGCTCTGCCGCGTACTTCTTCTGTATGTAATTCTTTTTGAATTGCCATGATTAAACTCCAATAAACTAAAAAATAGCAGTGTGCCTAAAAGACACACTGCCAATAACACTTAACTCGATACGCGAACCGACAAGTTTTTACTTGCCAAAATCATCGCAGTGGTTGCATTTTGTGATAATTGAACTGTGCGATCACGAACTAAAATTGAGTTAGCAGTGACTAAGGTACGAGTACCCGCAGCAACGGTTTTGATACATACGTTATCATTAGTTACCGCTGTGCCGCTACCTGCGCCCACACCTGTTGCCGTAAATGTTACACCAACAGTATTAGACGGTGCGCCAATTGCAACATAATCAGTTGAGCCAATAGTCGCAATTGTATAAACTGTACTTGCAACAAATGAACCCGCAGATACAGTAGCGGTTACACCTTCATACCATTCAAATTTAGAAAGGTCAGTAAAGTTTTCTACACAAACGTAACGTGGCTTACAGCCAATATCTAATTCAACATAATCCGCTGCAACAATAGTTGTTGCGTCAAATGATAAACGAATGAAAGTATCCAATTGGAAATCTTCATCGTTTGTTTTACTGGTCACTACATAAGTTGTATTTTCAGCCATTTCAAAATCCTCTGAGGAGTGCGCCAAGAGTTAGCTTGGCGCAGATATTAATTAAAGTGATTTAACGCCAGTATAGCCTAAAGCCATCCATTGGTTGTTTTCAATCATCACACCTTTCCACCAGATTGAACCGGCATAACCACGTTGACCGTGTGGATCAGATTTAGTTTTTTCACCCGCTGGGATGAAAGTAGGTGACATTGATTCTTTACCGCGTAATGCAATTTGCGAGAACGCATCTTGAGCAAATACGAAATAAGGATATACGTCAATGCTTGTGCCTAAAGTTGATTGGCAACCAGTTGAACCGATAGCCGCACCAGCGCTCAATTGAGCAGGTAAATCTGGTGAAGTAATGAAACGGAAACGCTCAACGCGACCAATTTCATTTGGCATTGGAGTACCACTTGCGTATTGTGATGTTGGAATAAAGCCAGCAATGTCACGCAAATCGGGTTCTAAGTCAGTGTGGCAAACAATCACATAGCCGCTTTCAACAGGTTGAGTAGCGATATTTGGTGATGCTTTTAATGTGTTAGTTACAGGGCGAGCATGGTTAGCTTGCATTGCTTTAGTGATTTTACGGATATTTGCTAATTTCAAATAGTCGTTAACTGTTGCAATAGAAGTACCTGTACCAGAGTAGAATACGTTAGTACACGCTTTTAAAGCACCGAATAGAATCATTTCGTTAACAAGCGCAACACGCTCACCAACTTGTTCCACCATTGCTTTAGGAATATCATCTTCGTACAAATCAGCCACTTTATCAGTAAAGCTGTATAAGCATGAGTATTGATTGATTACCGCAGTAATGTCTTGCGCTACGATAGTATCCGCTTGTGGTGTAACACCTTCTTGCGTTAAGTGTGCGTTAGCCATCGCTGTACCACGATCACCGGATACATTTTGGAAGAAGACATTTGGATTACCAGCAGTCGCGTTATAAGGAACATAACGACGTGCTACATAAGTTTCACTTTGGTTTTTAGGCAAAGAAATTTGACGACCTTGTTTTGCTAATACTTCTAGCGCAACAGCGTGTTTTAAAATCTCGCCTTTGAATTTGTTAATTCTGGCGGGAGAAGTGTTATAACCTTGAATAGCCATTTTAAAGCATCCTTACGTCATCTCGACGTTATTAAATAAAAGTAAGTTAGTCTGTATTAAACCCTGCTTCAAAATCATCTTCGTAATTTTCATCAAACCCACCTGTGCTTTTTGGCATAACTGCCGATTCAAGTCGTTGATTTTTCTTACTTTTTTGTTCTTGATACAAAGCCTTGTCACGTTTATAAGCGCTAATTGCAGCGGAAATAAAACCAGAATCCCATGTAGTATCAAGTCTATCTTGAATATCCGCAGGTAATTGGTTCTTCCAACCGGTGAAATCTTGTGATTGTGCAATTGATTCCCAATCGGGATGCTCTCTCGTCACCATCTTCATTTCAAAATTATTTTCTATTTGAGCGACCTTTTGCTGCAAAATGTAATCAATCTGATTTTGATCGATGCCACCACTTTGTTGTTGCAAAGGTATCTGCGATAAATCCCTAGCTAAAGCATTTGCGAAATCTTCGCCAAATTCTTCTCGCATATTGGAAAACATCTCAGCAGTAACTTGAATAGGTTGAGCTTCTCTTGGTTGCGCGGACGATTGAGCCAGTGCTTCAAGACGCTTAACTTCTCGGTTAATCTCGCCAATTTTGCCAAATAATCTTTGGTTGTTTTGTTCAAACAATTCACGAATCTGTTCTTCAGAAAACGATGGATTTTGTTCAATGATTTCTTGAATCGCTTCTTCTTTAATTTCGTTGGACGAATCTTCGCCAAACTCCTCAAAGCCATCAGCAAACGCATCATCAATTTCTAATTCAATGCTTTCTTCTTGTACTTGTGATTCTTCCATTTTTACTTCCTATGCTTTCGCATTTTAGTCGCAGGGCATTTGCTGTGCGAGTTACAAATTGCAGGGGATATTACTCGCCTACGGGTTTTTCTATAGACAGGAGATTCTTAATTTCAAGTATCTGCCCTCTAAGTCTATCTGTTACATCCTGTGATTGAGGATTGTCATTCTTTCTACGCAATTCATCCAGTCTTGCAATATGATATTCTCTAATTGCAATCCATGTGGGAGAATTTGTATCTACTTTAGGTTTTTCTATCATTTCTGATAAGCCTGTCCATTTGGCGCTCTACCTGCCGGTTCAGTGGGAGGAGTTAACACCTGTTTAGATAATTGCGTTTGTACGTTTAATTTTTGAGCTGTTTGCGCCAATTGAGATTTGATTTCAGCGACACTGATTTGAGTCGATTGCGATAGTTCCATAATCTTCATGTCGCGTTCCATCTGCTTCATTTGAATCTCATGTTGACGATCAACCTCTGCCTGTTGCGCTTTAAATTTGAGTTCTTGCATAGCGAGCGTTTCTTTAACTTGCATCTCCGCCATATCAGTAGATTGCAAGAATTTCGCTTTATCCATCTCACCAGCAGCGCGAACTTTAGCCACTTCAATCTGACCTGCGACTTTAGGGTCTTGCGGTGGATTTTGTTGTGCTTGCGCTTGCATCTGTTTAATTTCTTCTTCGCTAAATTTAAAGCGTTTACTATCAAGGCGTTGCGCTTTAAATGCTTCATCAATCCATTTAGCAGGATTGATTTGGAAAGCTGGGTTCATTACGAGAGCGCCTAATTGCATAATGGCTTGATGTTGCGCATCACGCTCAAACAGAACTGTTGATCCACGAGCTTCAATATTAAAATCACCTTTCAATTGCTCATCACCGTAAAGCATAATCCATTCATAATAACGTGTAATGTGTGGAACAGTGACGCGATCATCAAAGTTACGAGCAATGTTTCTGCGAATAGTTCCAGCGTTATTCTGAAGCATGGTCATACCGCCAACAGTATCTGGAGCATTGCCTTGCTGACCTTGTAGCATCATCGGTAAGCCGGTAATGTCCTCAGCCATTTTCAGCGCGTACTGAATGATTGCCATCAAATCCTGTGTGATGATGGGAATAATGATTGAGCTTATTGCGCCACGCGCATCTTGTATTGGGGAATCGGGTGACAATCTAAGTAATGCACCGCTACCCACTTCAACTAATCCACCATCAGCCGATTCAACTCCATCGGCAATAATTGTGGTAGGTCTACCGCCTTTACCTGCGTTATCGAGTAAATTACGAGTAGCCGCGTTAATAATACGTTGAGGTTCTCTTACTTGACGTGCAACACCGATACCTGTCCAAGTATCATTCATGGGTTGCCACACCATTACATCATAAGGGAACTCACCGCTTTCCAGTGGGTTCATGGTAGCTTTGATAACGCGATTATTGACAATGACAACCACAACATCATAAGTATCGCTATCACCACAAGTACAATCAGCAGCTTCAAGGTCTTCTTTAGTAGCTTCGCCATAGTAGTACCACACTTCAAATCTGTCGCCAAAGTTAGTCTTATCACGTTTCTTTTCTAAATCGTCGTCAGCACCTTCTTTAAGGACTAACTCAATTTGAGAAGAAATGTAACCTTTTGCTTTGCGTAAATTACGCAATTCTTTTTTCGTAATATAATCACGTTCCCAAACAAAACTGCCGCTGTGAATGTCATCTCCACACGCAGGATCGGGATAAAAGTTTCTTACGTCAATACGTTTTGATGCTGGACGAATTTCAATAACTTTAACATCCGCAACACCCTCTGCTTGCATTTCACCTTGAGGTGTCGGCATTTGCTTTTGAAACATTTTATGTACAGAGTTTTGCTCATCAATAATTGGATAACAGCCTTTAACAACACCTGTACCCAGAATAGCTGAATCTCGAAGTACCTTACGCACTTCACGATTCCAATGCGCTTCAACAAGCCAATCTTCAATTTGTTTTTGAGCTTCTTCTGCTTTTTTCTTTGCGTCTTGTTTAATCGTTTCTTCAAATTGCTCAACAGGCATTTGTTGATTCTTATACATCACGATACCGACATCAACGGGTTTTACTTGCAGTAATTCCATTGTGGCAGGTTTAGGCGTTGGGCGAACTTCAAAGTTTGCATCATCAACTGGAAGGAGCATATCAGCAAGTGACATGGCAGCAATATCTGTGTATTGCTTAGTGATATTCATAAACACGTTTGAGCCAATTCGCTTTCTATTTACACGCGAATAGCCGCCACGATCTACAAGATTTTTGGTAATGGAGGTACTGACTTCACCACGGTTGGCATCATCAATACCCTCATAATATTCACTGTCTTGATCCCAAATTTCTTCTATGCCCGATTTCTTACGAGCTTGGATAGCCTTCTGTCTTTTGGACAAAAGTGCTTTTCCGAATCGGTCTAGTCTGTCAATTTTAGAATCGTCTATCATCTCTTAGTTCCAGTTAAAGGAGTTTGCTCTGTCATCACGACATGGCGTAACATCATCTCGACGTTAATTATAAAGCATTTTAGATAATTTCGTTAATAGTTGCTTTCGCAATATCAATGACAGTATCTTGAGGAATTTCACGAATATTTTCAACGTGTTGCGCTGCGCCTGCAATATCACCATGTGACACATCAGTAACTGCGCCAGCCGCTTCATCAACGGCTTTCTTTGCGCCATCTGAAACCTTGTGAACCATATTATCAAAAAATGACATGACTATCTCCAATTAAATTAATATCCGACACCGCTATCATACGGTTGCCATCTTGGCGCAGCAACAGGAGCGCGTCTATCTTCATTGCTTAAACTCTCAGCATTGACTGCTAAATATCTAAAGGCATCTGCACTATGACTATAAGTGTCATGGAGCGGTGCGCCTGCTTCATTTGTTCTTGGGTTGATACTTCGACGATAGCGCTTTAAACATTCGAGCAATCGAATTGCGTGTACCTTATCAAAATAACATTGCGAGAACATTAAACGAGCCGCCTTAATTCCCGATTCAATTGGCATATTAGGCGTTATCTTTACTTTACGTCCAAATGCCTTTAAAAGTTCTTCTGTACTTTTACCGGTTTTAAAATCTTTAGTGCGCCCGTCATGTGGCAGGTAATCATACCCCCAATTATACTTCTTACTATTCAATAGTCCAGCATAATAATCTAAGGTCTTGTGGTCATCCTCAATACTTTCAATGATCCGAATCTCACTTCGGACTTTTTGTACTAAGAGAATTGACATCGAGTCGTTCCAACCCAAATCCCAAATAGCATGAACTTTAAGTAATGGATCATAAGGAACATTACAAATTCTGCCGTGCATCGTTGCAGCGTTAACTTCATTCGCATAAATAGCACCTGTTACAGCACTGCGGCATTTACCAAGCCAAATGTTATCATAGTCCTCTGGATTGGTTGTCATGCAATGTAGACGCTCTGCTTCAAGCTCTTTAGGAAAATAAGGATTATCACTAAAGTTCATTTCAACAACAGTTGCACTTGGCGCAGGATTAAGTACAAAACGTGTGTAAGTATCATCCGTATCTAAGTCTGGATTGAAACTCACCCAAATCTCAGAATCATCTTTACGAATAGTAGGAATAAGAATATCCCAACTTTTCTTACTTACCGTTTGCGCTTCCTCTACCCATACAATATCACAGCCTTCAATAGACTTGATAGATTCAACTGTATGTTGCGCTAAACCGGCAAACATAAACAGCGATCCATTCATTCCACGAATCTCTGTTTCAAGGACAGTAAAGAATGCCCCAAGTCCAAGTCTTTGAATTTGATCGGATAAAAGCAAATGCACTGATTGCTTGATACTTTTTTGAATCTCCCGTGTGCATAATACGCGCATGGGTTTTTGAGCCGCTAAAAGAATCAGTGCTTGTGCAAAGTTATAACTTTTCCCGCTGCCCCTTCCTCCGTGTGCTACTTTATAACGTTTCGGAGCAAACAAGAATTGGAGTTTCTCTGGGAAATGTACATCTAGGTTTTCAGCCATTGTTTATTGTCGTATCGGATTTAATGAAGTTTAAAGTAATACATGGTAAATCTGCACCATCCTTACCGCTGTGTTCAATCTTATCAACGAACATACCCATATTCTTAGCAAGCAATTCACTGGCTC